CAACAATTTCTACGTTAGAAACTTTAATTAATACAAAGACAAGTATTGAAAATATTCATGTAAGCACAACAATAAAAGCTTTCTTGTCAGAGCTTTCTAAGTCAGAAGAGATTAGAGATTCTGAATTTATTAAGCAGAAATCTATTGAATTCTGTAAGAAGCAGAAAATTAAAGAGGCAATGCTTGAGTCTATTAAAGATTTAGAAAATGATGATTTTAATTCTGCACATTCAAAGATAGATGAAAGTTTTAAGCTTGGATTAGATAATGATGTTGGCCATGATTTCATGGATGACATTGAAGATCGGTACTCTCCAACAGCTAGAGTTTCAATTCCATATCCATGGGAATGCATGAATAGCATAACAAAGGGTGGGATTGGACAGTCAGAAGTTCATGTCGTCTTAGCAGGAACAGGTGTAGGAAAATCTATTACACTTGTAAATTTCGCAGCAAACGCAGCAAAATTAGGTTATAACATTGTTTATTATACATTCGAAAATCCTGATTTTGATATCGGACAGCGTATGGATGCCTATTTGACAAAAATTCCTATGGAAAAATTACACAATCATAAAGATGAAATTAGGGAGATGTCAAAAAAGATAAAAGGGAAACTAATTATCAAGTCCTATCCAATGCATACTCATACTATTAGGACAGTAGAAAATCATCTTAATAGGTTAAGGGCAAAAGGTATTAAAGTTGATGCAGTTGTAATTGATTATGCAGAATTAATGCTACCATCTGATGGTGGAACAGGACTTGACGGTGAAGTAAAGGTGATGTATGATACAGTATCCTTTGCTCAAAGATTGAATATTCCTGTGATGACAGCAGCACAGGGAAATAGAGATGCAATTGACGAAGATGTTGTCACAATGAAACATGTTCAAGGGGCTTACAAGAAATATGGACCAATACACTTTGTACTTACACTATCTCAGGCTGGTAATGCCTTTTCCGCCAAAAACCGTATCGGGAAATCAGACTTAACTTTCCCATTTACAAAGAACGGCGATGTAATGACGATCGATATCAGAACCGGATATTCAGAAGGTTTCTCGGATATCAAGAAAGAAATTGATCCAAAAGAAGAACTTCAAAGATTTATTGAAAAACAAAAGAGAAGTAGCAGCAAGAAAAATGATTATTAATAAGGAAAAACAATATGAATGATAAAACTAAGAAGATTGAATCTGACTATTCAAAGTATATAGCAATGTCTAGATACGCAAGATATCAGGATGGTCTTGATAGGCGAGAAACATGGGAAGAAACAGTAACAAGACTTTGTGATTTTTGGCAGAAACGATACCCAGATGTATTTCCATATGAAACCATAAAGAATGGAGTTTTAAATATGGAAGAAATGCCTTCTATGCGTTCATTAATGACAGCAGGAAAGGCATTGGAACGTGATCAGGTATCGGGGTACAACCCAGTATCAGGAGATACAAGGATTGTAACAAAAGAATATGGAAATATTGCGATTAAAAACTTAGAGAATAAATCGGCAACAGTATTAAATATTGATGGGAGATGGACTCCTGCGACATTTAGATCTTATGGTAAGCAAAAATTATTTAATGTTAAATTAAAATTAAATTCAAATACTGAAAAAACTGTTCAATGTACAGAAAATCATAGATGGGTATTGAATGATAGAAGTGTTTTATCTACTAAATCTCTAAAAAAAGGTGATAAAATTCCATTTTCTTTTGCTCCAAAACCACAAATAGATAAAGATTATGATCTTGGAATTAAGCATGGTATAGTATACGGAGATGGCACTGCAACTAAGATATGCGAAAGAGTAAAAGGTTATCACGTAAGACTTTGTGGAGATTCTAGAGAGTTATTAAGATATTTTCCAGATTACCCAATATGCTATCCTCCTAGTGCAAATGGAGATCCGGTGGTTATGATGTATGATGGATTTGCTGCAACTCATTCTCTTAAAGAACTGCCTCCAAATGATGAAACAGAATCGTATTTGCTTGGGTTTATTAGAGGGTGGTTAGCCGCAGATGGTTCTATAACAAAAACGTCTCAAGTTTCTTTATGTACATCAGATCCAGGATTGGAGTGGTTAAAAAATAATTGTGAAAAATTAGGTTTCGTCGTTCAAAGAATTTGCAAACAACCATCTGAAACAAATTACGGAAAAAGAAGGCAAGGAAGTTATGTTGTATACATAAGCAGATCTTCTTGTGTTGCAGATGATTTTCTGTGTTCTTGGAAAAGAAAACACTTTGAAGAGCTTGAGTCTCATTTTTCTGTATCAGATGTTGAAGAAACAGAACTTTTTGAAGAAGTTTTCTGTGCAGAAGTCCCAGACACAAATACGTTTGTTATCGAAGGAGGTTTAGTAACAGGAAATTGCAGCTATTTGCCCATTAACGATCCAAGATGTTTTGACGAAGCTATGTATGTACTTATGTGCGGCACAGGTGTAGGATTTTCTGTCGAAAGACAGGAAGTATCAAAGTTGCCACAAATTCCAGATGAACTATTTGAATCAGATACTGTTATCAAAGTAAAAGATTCAAAGATTGGTTGGTGTACAGGTCTAAGGGAACTTGTATCTCTTCTTTACGCAGGAAAGGTTCCTAAATGGGATTTATCAGGTCTCCGACCAGCAGGAGCTAGATTAAAGGTATTTGGAGGCAGATCAAGCGGTCCAGCTCCACTAAATGATGTTTATACTTTTATTGTATCAGTATTTAAGAGAGCAGTTGGTAGGAAACTCACATCAATTGAATGTCATGATATTGTTTGTAAGATTGCAGAATGTGTTGTTGTTGGTGGAGTAAGAAGGTCTGCTCTTATCTCTCTCAGTAATCTTTCCGATGAAAGAATGAGGGACGCAAAGACTGGACAGTGGTGGGAAACAAATGCACAACGAGCATTAGCAAATAATTCTGCTGTATACACCGAAAAGCCTGAGATTGGTATCTTCATGAAAGAATGGCTTTCTCTTTACAATTCTAAATCAGGCGAAAGAGGGATTGTAAATAGGCAGGCTGCAAAGAAGAAAGCGGTTGAAACAGGAAGAAGAGATCCTAATTTTGATTTTGGAACCAACCCATGTAGCGAAATTGTCCTCAGACCATTTGGTTTCTGTAATCTTTCAGAGGTCGTGATCAGAGAAAACGACACACTTGAATCGCTAAGGAAGAAAGTAGAAATCTCTACAATACTTGGTACATTCCAGTCAACTCTTACTGATTTCAGATACTTGAGAAATATATGGAAAAAGAACGCAGAAGAAGAAAGGCTTCTAGGAGTATCTCTTACTGGTGTAATGGATCATCCTGTAATGTCAGGAAAACAAGGCAAAGAAGTTCTTGAGCAGTGGCTATCAGAGTTAAAAGATTGTGCTATCGCTACAAATAAAGAGTGGGCAGAAAAGCTTGGAATATCGCAATCTGTATCTATCACTTGTGTTAAACCAAGTGGAACAGTATCCCAACTGGTTAATTCATCTTCTGGTATTCATCCAAGATACTCAAAGCATTATGTGCGAACAGTAAGAGCAGACAAGAATGATCCATTAGCGTTATTCCTAATGGTACAAGGTGTTCCATGTGAAGATGATGTAACAAAGCCAAACAGCACTTATGTATTTAGCTTTCCAATGAAGTCTCCAGATTCTGCTATTACGGCACCAGAGCTAAGTGCGATACAGCAGCTAGAGCTTTATCTTAGCTATCAGAGAAAGTGGACAGAGCATAATATCTCCATTACAGTTTATGTAAGAGAACACGAATGGATGGAAGTTGGAGCATGGGTTTATAAACATTTTGATGAGGTTGGTGGTGTATCATTCCTTCCATACTCTGATCATGTTTATAGGCAAGCACCATATCAGCCAATCTCTAAAGAAGAGTGTGAAAAACTTGCAGCAGATTTTCCTGATATAAATTGGGAACAGTTTACAGAATCAGGAGATTCCACAAAGGGCGCTCAAGAATATGCTTGCGTATCTGGTATGTGTGAATTAATCTAATATTGTTAAAGTATGAATGGCTGGTATCGCTA